CACCTTTTAGGATTCTTCTCGACCGAGGAGGCCCCCTTGGAACAGGACGGCCCAGACAGGAGGCCCGAACCATGAGGATCCTCTACATCTCCGGGCCGTTCGACGACCCCGACCCGGTGCATGGCATCCCCCGGAACATCCTGCAGGCCTCCGAGGCGGCGCTCCTGGCCTGGCGGGAGGGGTGGGCGGCGCTGTGCCCGCACAAGAACTGCGCCGGGTTCGAGCACGCCGAGGGCATCCCCTACGAGACCTGGATCAAGGGCGACCTAGAGTTCCTCCACAAGAGCGACGCGATCTGCATGGTCGGTCACTGGACCGGGTCCCGGGGCGCGTGCCGGGAGTATCGCCTCGCCCGGAGCCTCGGCCTACCGGTCTACCGCTACGTCGCCGAGGAGATCCGGCCGATGGCCCCGTCCTGGCTCCAGGTCTACGACGCCCTGGCCGAGGAGGCGACGGCCGGATGACCCGGATCGACGTCTCCCCGGAGGCCCCTCCGCGCAAGGTGCACCAGCGCCTTGACTCCGATATAGTCGCGGACCTCCATGCGCTCAGGATGCGGTGGGGACCCAAAATGACTATATCGGATGTTATCCGTAGATTGATCAAGGAGCGAGTATGACGGGAGAGTGTCAGCACCCGGGCCGATACTGTGTGATGCTAGATGGTGAGATAGAGGAACGGGGGGAGTGGTTTGTACCCCGAGGCACAGCCACATTGGAATGCACTCTGTGCGGGGAGCGGTTTACAATCCCCATGGATCCCCCCTCTCACTAATGTCTCCAATGCCACCTGTGCCATTTTAACCCCTCTTTTTCAATTCCGAGCGCACATACTCCCGCATCCAAACCGGAGCGCTCAAATGATCGAATCCTACGAACCTGTTATCGCCGTCATCGTCGCGCTCATCGCCCTCCTCGAAGCGGTCTATGCGCTGCTCAAGCGGGAGGAGGTCAAGACGGTGACCGCCGAGAAAGACGCCGTCATTCGCTTCTACGACCAGGACAACGATGCCCCGATCCCCGCGGACGTCGTGCAGCAGCTGCCGCCGCACACCTACACCATGAGCGACGCGGTCCGTCAGTTCGTCCTCCACGGTCTCAGCACCGAGGACCAGACGAGCGTGACGCGGCAGATAGTCGACGCCGAATTCTCCGGGGAAATCAAGTACACCATCTCTTATTCCGACGGCTGGTATCGGATCGAGTATGGGCAGATTGCCGGCGGCGGCAGAGGACCGGCGAGGGCCTCGTAATGGCCCAGTTCACCCTCTTCTTCAAGACGCCTGCCCTCCGCGCCCGCATCGCCCCGCTCCTCGACCAGATCCCCGCTGTCTTCCCCTTCCATCTGGAGACCGGCACCCCGCCGGTCGCGATTATCTCCGAGACCGACCCGATATGGATCGGGTTCCCGTTCCCGGTCCACCCCGGCGACGTCTACCTCTTCGATGATGAGATCCCCGCCCGGGCCGTCGGCGGTGCGGTATATGGCCAGGCAGCGGTCCGGGTTCGGAACGAGGACCCCGACGACGTCATCATCCTTCGGCTCTGGCACGAGATCTTGCACGCAGTCGGGCAGCCGGCGGACGACATGCACGATCTCCGGGAGGCGTGGCAGACGCCGATCGACCGGCTCCTCTGGTGGCTGTGGCCCCACCTGGTCGGGGGCAGCTACGACGTCCCGTTCTGGCATCGCAAGTTCTACCGCTGGCTCACGGAGCGCGCCGCATGCGAGGGCGTGTGAGTCATGGTAGGCGGCGAGAAATGGCACGACGGGATCCCGGACCAGGTCCGGCGCATGGCCGGCCGGTCGAAGAACGGGTTGACCGACAAGGAAGTAGCCGACGAGGTCGGGGTCACGGTCAAGACGATCGGCCGGTGGAAAAAGACTCATCCTGAGTTTTGCAAGGCCCTCCTCGAGACGAAGGCGACCCTCGACAGCCGGGTCGAGCTCACTCTCTACCGCCGCGCCATCGGCTACTCTTACCCCGATGTCGAGGTCACGCTCGAGACCACGCCGGGTGGCAAACAGGTAGAGACGAAGCGTGTCGAGCGGATGAAGGAAGTCCTGCCGGACGTGGGCGCGATTCGGCTCTGGCTGACGAACCGGGACGCCGCGAACTGGCGGGACAAGCAGGACGTCGAACATAGCGGCACCATAGAGATCCACATCGACCAGGATGACGCAGCCCTTTAAGAAAACCGAGGATCAGCGGAAGGCTACCGCCCTGTTGATAGGAGCATACAAGTGGATCCTCCTGCACGGGGGCAGCCGTAGCGGCAAGACGTTCATCCTGGTCCGGGCTATCTGCATCCGGGCCATGAAGGCCGCAGGCAGCCGGCACGCCATCTTCCGGTTGCGGTTCAATCACGCCAAGCAGTCGATCTTCATGGAGACGCTGCCCGCCGTCCTGAAACTCTGCTTCCCGGGTGTGCCGGTCAAGTGGAACAGGGAAGATTATTTCATCACGTTCCCGAACGGCTCGGAGATCTGGATCGCCGGCCTGGATGACAAGGACCGGACCGAGAAGGTCCTCGGGAAAGAGTATGCGACCATCTACTTCAACGAAGCGTCGCAGATCCCCTACGCCTCTGTCTCCATCGCAGAGACCCGTCTCGCACAGAAGGTCGACCTCGAAAACAAGTTCTATTTCGACTGCAACCCGCCGACGAAGTCGCACTGGCTCTACGCCTACTTCTTCCAGAAGATCAACCCTGAAACCAAGACCCCTCACCCTCGCCCGGGCCTCTACGCTGAGCAGCAGATGAACCCGGACGGCAACCGGGAGAACCTTCCCGAGGACTACATCGACACGATCCTCGGCGCTCTGTCGGAACGGAAACGCCGCCGGTTCAAAGATGGCGAGTGGTTGGACGATGTCGAGGGGGCGCTCTGGACCCGGAACATGATCGCTATGTCCCGGGTGGTCCGGGCCCCCGCCCTCGTCCGGATCGTGGTGGCCGTCGACCCCGCCGTCACGGCCACGGCGAAGAGCAACCGGACTGGAATCATTGTTGAGGGCATCGATGAGCGCGGCCACGGCTACACCCTCGCCGACCGGACGATGGAGCGTGCCAGCCCCGCGGAGTGGGGCAATGCCGTCGTCAACGCCTACCACGAGTTCCAGGCCGACGCCGTCATCGGGGAAGTCAACAACGGCGGCGACCTGGTCGAGCGGAACATCAAGGTCATCGATCCGACGATACGGTTCCGTGCGGTCCGCGCAACCCGGGGAAAGATAACCCGTGCCGAACCGGTCGCCGGCCTCTACGAAGAGGGGAAATGGCACCACGTCGGGGAGTTCCCGGAACTGGAAGACGAACAATGCAGCTACGCCCCGAGCCTGCAGGGGGGCGAGAGCATGGAGAGCCCTGATCGGCTCGACGCCCTGGTGTGGGGAGCATGGGACCTCACCGGCAGACCTGCAGGCGGCCGCCCCCTGATCGGCAGCGGCACCACTAGGAGATGGTGATACCATGATCAAACGACTGACGCGACTCTTCGCGAAATCCGCGCCCGCCCCCGCACCGCAAACCCGGATCGTCGGCGGAGGAAGCGATGACAACCCCTACGCCCGCCTGGGATGGGACGACAAGACCGCCCGCAGGCAGAAGATCCAGCGGTGGATGACCAAGTATCGCAGGGGCGGCCCCTATGCCGACGCTATCGACGCCTACTGGCTCTTTGCGCTTTCCCACGGCTGGAAACTCGCGTGCGAGAACGGCAACGAGGCCCTGAAAGACCGGGTGCAGGCCTGGATCGACCAGCCTCACGTCGACCTCGACGAGATCCTGAAACAGGCGATCCTCTCTGCGAAACTCGCCGGCGACGCCTACCAGGAGATCATCCCCACCCGGGCAGGCGACGGGGTATGGGGCGTCGTCACCCGCGACCCCTCCTCGTTTCGGAAGGAGTACGACGCCTACGGCCGCATCACTGGCTACCGGCAGTTCGCCGACCCGGAAAACCCTGCCGACCCAGGCATCCTGATCGCCCCCGACCGGATCCTGAACCTGGTCCTCGACCAGGCTCCGGGCGATATCTACGGTCTCTCCGTCTGGGAACGGGCTGAGGACGATATCGAGCGCGACTGCGACATTATCGAGTCCACAACGAAAGCCATCCACCGCCACGGCACCCCGAAACAGCAGTGGGCGGTGGGGAACGACGACCGGCCCGCAACCGACGCCGACCTCCGGGCGATTGAGAAGGAGATCAAGACGATATCGGCGAAGACCGACTTCGCCACCTCGCACGACGTCGCGATCCACATGCTCGATACCGGCGGCGTCGCGAACGTCGACACCTACAGCAATGTGAGCCTGCAGCGGGTCGCCTGTGCGCTCGGTGTCCCGGAAGAGATGCTCGGGCTCGGTCGGGGCAGCACCGAGGCCACCGCCAACGTGCGGATGAGCACGTTTCTGGACAAGATCAGCACCATCCAGGAGGTCGTCGCCCGCACGTATTCCCGGGCGCTCATCGACCGGATAACCGGAGTCCCAGGGGCGGTCTGGCTGGAGTTCAACGACGTCAACCCGGACGACGAGGCGAAGGTCGCCGACTGGATCGCAAAAGTCAGGCAATCGAACCCGCTCGACCCCGACGCCATCGTCCCGGCGGCATGGGCGCGGGAACGGCTCGGCATTCCGCCCGACGAGCAGGAGGAGCCGTGAAACTCTCCGCCGCCGCCCGCAGGGACCCGATGCACGCCGCCCGGATCGCGAAGCAGTACGAGCGGAAGATCCTCAGGCTGTTCCGCGACTACCGGCGCCTGGCGCTCGAATCTCTCGACGTCGCCCGGGAGAACGAGGCGGTCCGCGAACTTGAGCCGACGCCGATCCGGATCTCCTGGCTCGTCGACGAACTGGACCTCCTCGCCCGGGAGAAGATCCTCGCCCCCGGCGAGGTCATCGTCACTGAAGGGGTGCGGACCGGATATCACCAGGGGGTCCTCTACGCCGAGCGGGCACTCGCCCGGATCGGGATCTCCTCGCAGCTCGGGCGGGGGCCGGCGGACCAGCAGGTGCTCGACGTTCTCCAGGCTCGGAACCTCTCAGCGCTGAAGGGCATCACGGCCGAGACGAACAAGTCAATCATCCGCAGCCTCACCGAGGGCATCAACAACGGCGAAGGCGTCGTGAAACTCCGCAAACGCCTCATGGCCGAGGTCGAAGGCATCGGGTACAACCGGGCACGGTTGATGGCGCACACCGAGACGATGTATGCCTCGAACGAGGGCGCAAAACTCCGATACTCACAGCACGGCGTAACT